ACAGATGATTTATTATAACCTACTCCAGAAGTAATACGGTCTCCGCTTTTACCTTTAACAAGGTTTCGGATACGTTCTACATCCTTTTTTTGAAATGTTTTTTTTAATAACGAATCTGACATTATAGTCCTAATTTTTTTAGTTTTTCGATGGTATCAGAAGTGGAAGTATGTAAGATACCTATTCCCCCTTTGGATCTCCATTCTTTAATAGTTTGTGCTCGGTCGTCTATAAGTATTCTATTTTTACCAGAATATTCAGGTTTTTTATAAGCATAAACAAGTATTAAACCTTTTACTTTTCCTAAATTATCGCTAACCCATGCCTTTTTACCTGTTTTTGATTCTGGGTCTCGTGTTGGTGCGGAGAGAATGTATGGGTCATAACTCTTTATAAAACTCCATAACTCTTTACCATCTGGCATCCAGCTTAAATCTTTCCAATACTCATATTCGGATATATCTTTATCTTCTAAACCTTGTCTAAATGTGTCCCAAAATACTTCTTTACCTTGGGCATCTGCATGTTTAGTAGAAACACCAGTTAAATCTTTATATCCTTTGTCAAAATCAACTAATACACCATCTAAATCACAGAATATAGTATATTTTGATTCAGTTTCTTCTTTAATTAAATTATAAAGATCTTGTAAGTTTGGTACTTTTTTCATTTTAAAATTGGGGTAAATTTAATGCTTTATTTCTGTTTCTCCAAAGATCTAATATTTCTTCTTTTTCTTTAGCAGTAATGTCTTGAGCATCTAAGTAATTATTAATTATATCTCCAAATGGTCTTTTTTCTTTTTTAGCTCTAAAATACATACCTTGTAAATTAGCATCTACTTCTTTAGCTAGTTTAAAATATTCAGCTTTAGGTAATAATTCCATATCAATCATCTTTCTAAAAATTTGATCGTCTTTAAAATCTTTACCTTGCCATTCATATTCATCTGTTTCTTCCCATTTACCATCTACTTTTTTATAAACCTTTTTATACCCACCAGCAGAAAATGTTCCAGCTTGTGTAATATGTTCAATTTCATGTCTAACAACATCTTTAAGATTCATAGATATTTCTTCCCAAAATTCGGGTAACATTTTAGGATCAACTTCAAAACGAATTTCTAAATATGCTGTTTCACTTCCTTCAGTGGATTCTTCTGCACCACCATCTATAGTTAATTGTTCTGAATTGGGTAGGAAAGTAATATTAGCATCTATATCAATTTCTAAGTCTTCATTTTCTTCATTTTCAAAATAACGTGAAGCTTCTTTTCCTTTTTCAAAATCTTTTTTCCAATAGTTAAATATATCAGATGAAATTTGATTTGATATTTTATCGTATCTTCCTTCTTTTAATACACCTTCAGTTAATGTATCAGTCCAATGTCTAAATGTCATTGTGCCTAATAAGTTAGCTTCTTTTTCTAAATTATCAACATGGTCATCTTGATTTGTATTTGTAGTAACAACGTTACCTAATCTATTTTGATTATTTTGTAAATGATGAATCATTTCATGAGAAAATGAACGCATTACATCTTTAGGATGTCTATTTAAAGTATAAAGAACAATTAATCTATTAGCAGGATCATAATAAGCTGTTTTACCTAAAAATTCTTTTGCATTTTCTACATCATCATTTACAAACTTAACTTTTGGTAATGGTCTAATATCCATACCCTGATCAAGCATATATTGAGTATATAATTTTAAATGTTTAGGATAATCAAAAGTATCAAAACTATCTTCTTCTTCCATTAATTCTCTTGCAAATTGATTTAAACCAAATGGATCTTTAGGTTTTTTACCTGATGGGTTATTTGATCTTTTATAATCATCCATATTTTTCTTTGCTATTTTAAAACCAGTTTCATCAACTTTTTCATATGCTGAGCCAAATGGGGCAGCTTTACCTTTATGTTTAGCTTGTGCTTTAGGATCTATATTTTCTTTTTTTAATCTTTGTGTTTTTTTCTTAGACGCTTCTTTTCTTTTTTCAGCATAATCTAAAGCTGTTTTTAAACGTCTTTTAACATCAGGATCTTTTGCTCTATTATAAGCAGCTCTTACTCTTTGATATATTAAATTAATAATTTGAGATTGACGAGCATGAGACTTAGCTTTAAATGATTTTTTATTTAAAGTGTCTACTATATCTTGTCTTGAAGAAAATTTAACTTTAACTGTGTCAGATGGGTCTTCATCTGTGTATAAACGTCTACCTGATCCTTTAGGTTTTTTACCTGTGCCTGTTTTAGGATCAGCTTCATTTAATTCTTGGTTTGTTTTTTCAAGTAAACTTATATTAGTACTATCACCTCTATTTTTTTGAAATAATTTAATTGCTTCTGGGAATTTTTTAGAAATTATTTCGTACCATTGTTCTGGGGTGTATTGGTTACCTTTCTTTTTTAAATTATTTAAAACTTTACTTTCATACCATTTTGTTAATATTTGACCAAAAGAACCTTTAGATTTATCATCAAAACCATGTCTATGAGTTCTTTCTCCAGTTTCAATATTATTTGAAGATATAAAATTATTAACTATTCTTTCTATATCACCTTTTAAAGATTTATCATAATAAAAAACTTTTAAATTATCATTGTGTTTCATAAAAGCAGTGTAATCTGCTAAAGTTTTATATTGAAGTGGTTGTTTTTCTTTTATAGAGAGAGCTACTAAATCTTTATCTAATTTATGGATATTATTAAAAAATTTTACTGAATTTTCAGGGGTTTTTGTTATAGTAGTATAATAATTATAGGTAAGATCTTTTCCTGAAGGTTTTGGGAGTTGGGGGTTGATAAATCGATTTGACCATCCTGATTTTGAGTTAAAGACACCTGTATTAAAACGTTTTTTCCATTGATTATTTGCTTTTGGGAATTTATCTTTATATTTTGAATCAAATGGACTACCTATTTGATTTGTTAAAACTTTATAAAAAATTGATTGAAGACTTCCAGCACCTATAACGGAAGGATAATAATCTTCATATGGCCCTTTTTCTATTAAATGCTTAATCAATTTTATCATAGGTTTTTTATAAGGATCAAAATTTAGTTTTTGAATTTCATTTAATTCTTGTTTAGTTAATATATCCCAAATAGCATTTTTATCTACATTATCAGGTAAATATCTTTCAAATTCTTCAAAATTATTATTAACTATTGCTTTACGAGCATTAGTACCACTCATCCCACCATCTGGGGTAGATGTGGTTTTTAATTGTAAATTTGGGTATTTGTCTATTGATATAGATCTATTTGCTATATCTTTTAAATCATCTTCTCTACCTTCTCTAGCTCCTATAACCCAATAAACAGTTTCTTCAGGATTGTTTTTAGCATATCTATAAATATCTTTTACAGGTGCTACTGAAGGTAATATTTCTATTGGTTTGTTTATTTGGGGTTTGTAAAATTTATCCCAAATTTCAATAGCTTGATCTTGAGTTACTCCATTTCTTGCTTTACCTCCTACGTAAATTATTATTTTATCTATTTCAGGATTATCATTAATAGCTTTTTTAACTACTTCTAAATGACCAGCAGTTGGTGGTTTAAACCCACCACCAAATAAAGCCGTTATTGGATTAACTTCTTCATTTAAAATATTTTCCACTAAAAAATTAGCTAAGGAATCCATCTATCTTGCTTTTGATTTGATTTTGAGGTGTAAATTCAGGTAAATCTGAAAGGAGTGATTTAATTGATGATTCTAATTCTTGTCTTTCTTTAGCTTTTTTAGCTTTTTCTTCATCACTATATTCTCTAGCTGCTGTTACTTGATCAAAATATTTTTTTATTTCTTTTTCATTATATGTTTTATCAGCACCTTCAGGATCATTATTTACTAAAATAAAATTATTTCCAAACATGTTTCTAAAAACATCAACATTTTTATTTACTTGGTTCCAAGTACGAACTATAATTGAAGGACGAAGAGATCTACCACCTCTTTCTCCTCTAGATCTATTACGTTCTAATGATACTAATGGTGAAACATAAATCATTACCATCAAAGTATCATATCCTAATTCTTCTAATTGATTTTTTTTCTTTAAAATAGGATTTGAAGCAGCACCAGTACCATCTATTACTATATTTTCTCCAGCTTCTTGAGCATCTTTTAGTTTAGATGTTGTCTCTTTACGAGCTTGACCCATTAATTTAGAAGATTGAGATAATTCATCTGATGTGAATTCAGATTGGGGTTTATCTAATCCTGCTTTTTTTAAAAGTTCTTCATAAGTATCGTCTATGTTTATTACTTTTAAATTAGGAATATTATCTTTAATAAAAGATGATTTTCCACTACCTGCAGGGCCAGCTAAAAATATAGCTTTAGGTTTATTTATATTTTCTAAAAGTAAATCTACTAAGGAGATCATAAAAACATGTTTATTATAAATATCACACGTCTCGCTTAACTGTAGTTTTGAATTCAGTAAATATAGGTGAATGTCTAGGATTTTCTAAATCAAATAATTTTTTAACTGTTTTAAAAATATCAATATTTTCTTCATGGGTACGTTTAGATTCTACCATTTCCCATCCTTTACCTTGCATTTTATCTTTAGCTGCTTTCCTTTTACTTGATTTTAACCATAAAATGCCTTGTCTATCAGCCATTTTACCAAAACATTCTTTATAACATTCTGTGTAAATTGATGTTTGTAATTCATATGTTGTTTGAATGTTATTAGATGTTTTAAAATCTATAATCCATACTTCCCCATTTATTTCACAAACTAAATCACAAGTACCAGCTACTTTTAACTTATCTGAAAATAGATGTACTTCTGTTTCTAATAAAGTTGGTTTATATTCATTCCACCACTCAACAAATCTTAAAAACATTTGCCAAACATCAGGATCATATGAAGGATAACCACTTGATGAAAGAAAATTTAATTCTTTACCATTTAAATATTCTTCTATCATTTCGTGTACTTGAGTACCTTGTTCAGAAGCTTTTTTAACTATATATTCAGAAGAATATCCAACTTTTTTAAGCCAATCTTCAAAAAATTTACCTTTTGGATAATAACTTAAAACATAAGTAATAGATGGATAATAACTTCCATTTCTCCTATAATATCTTGAATCTGGTAATGTTATTTGTTTTGCATCTTCAGATATTTCTAAGATTCTATTATAACGTTTTTTAATATTTCGTTTTTTAGTTTTCATATGATTGATATTTTTTTCTCCATAAGTGTATATTGAGTTAAAGGAGAAACTTTTTGTATTAATTTAGTGAATTTTTCGAAACCTAATTCGCTTGGATCTTTTCCATCTAATTCTACTAAATAAACTTCTTTTCCTACATTTAATAAGGTATCACAAAATTTAAATGCTTGTTCCATAGCATCATCATCTAAAGCAATATATATTTTTTCTACTTTAGATTCAACTATTTTTTTCATTAATGCAGGTTGAATATTTTTTCCAAATAATGGTATTACATTTCTTTTTATTGCCATTGCATCAAATGGACCTTCACATAATGTGATAGGTAAATCCCAATTAATAAACAATTCAAACGGTATAATGTCGCGAGACGCTTCAGGGTTGCGGTATTTTATGTAAGGATCTTTCTCAAATGATCTCGCGGTAAAATAATTTAATTCACCATTACTATTATATGAAGGTATAACAACCATATTCATATAACGTCCTGAATCACAATAACCAATATTATACTTTAAAATATCTTGTTTAGTAATGTTTCGTTTTTTAAGATAAACTAGGGCATGTCTTGCTATAATATCTTGATTATTTAATAATGGTTTAAATTCTTTAGGTAATTCTAAGATTTCATTATTGATTTTAGTATTAACATCTATAGATACATTTTTTACTAATTTATTTAATTTTTGAAACATAGATGAAGGTTGTTTCAACTGTTTAAATAAACTTCCTATAGTTTTACCTTTTTTTCCACAAACCCAACATTGCCAAGGATTATGTCCTTTTTTATTTTCAGTAAAATTAACTTCTAATTTTGGTTTATGATGATTACAGAAAGGACACGTATATGCTTGGTTACCCCTAGCAGTCCTCTTTCCTGTTCCTAGAACAGAATTGACTAAGTTAACTAATAATTCATTAATCACATGGTTAATATATAAAAGATTTATTAAATATCAAAGTCTCTTCTAAAAAACTTACCTAGAATATTATCATTAAAATACATTTCAGGTTCTTCTAATACTCTAAAAACAAATAAAAATTTAGTTTCTTGATATGTTAATAATTTTTTAGTTGGAGCAAGAATTAATATATCTCTCCTAAAATTAGTTGGTGGATCATTTTCTACCAACTCTAATAATGATTTATTTGAACCATGATATTTTTTCCAATTTGATTCTTTAGTAACCATTTTAAATGAAGGTTTTCTACCAACCATACCTTCATATTGAGCCAATTCTTTTTTACCCAATTTAGTTTTACGATTATGAAATAAAACTTTTTTACCAATATAAGATTTATCAGTTGGTAAATGGTTAATTCTATAAACAAAACCATATGTGTTTTGGGGAAATTGAGAAATATCTAATATTTCTTCATTATCATAAATCCAGGGGGACATTTTTATAAATCTAAGTTTACTAATATTGTTGTATCTGTTGTATCAGACATATCAAGAGGTTGTGCTAATTTACCAACGGCTACTAATTCTTTATTATTATTATATAATCCTACTGTAGTAACATAAGGGGTAAAATATGAACCTGTTGCAAAATCATATAATGTACTTGTTATATTTTCAGGACATGAATTACTTCCTGATATAATGGATGGGTTTTGTGAGAATAAAAATTCATTTGGTCTAGAGGTACATTTATATTGAGCTTCATATAATGCACTTTGTCTTTTTTCTATTTCAGCCATTATTTGTCGCATCATTCTCATAGGTGATTGTCCATTGAGCATCGTTA